TTCCTAAATCTATTTTACATGCCGATTTGGATAGGGGTATGTTGGATTTTGTAAAGAATGATTTAAAGTGTGTGGTCGAGGGGGCTATTGTACCATCTATAGATGTTATTATTACTCTTCAGAATTGGGCACAGTTTGCACAAACATGGAATTTTCAGGATTTAAATGGTAATCCTGTCCCTCCTTTTATTACAACAGTAAGACAACCAGAGGTTAAATACGGAAGTAATCCTTCATTAACATATACTATTCCTAACAGAAGACAATTTTATTGGGCTAAAGTTCCAACTTGGGATGGTAACAGAAAGGGTATGGATGTTTATAAAATACCTCAGCCAGTCCCTGTCGATATAACTTATCAGGTTAAGATTGTTTGTAATAGAATGAGAGAGTTAAATCAATTTAACCGAATTGTATTACAAAAGTTTAGTTCAAGACAAGCATATACCTTTGTTAAAGGTAGTTACATTCCGATTGTTTTACAAAACATTTCAGATGATTCATCAATGGATGTTGATAAGAGAAAATATTATGTACAAACATATGAGTTTTTAATGATGGGATTTTTAATTGATGAAGAAGAGTTTGAAGTCAAACCGGCAGTATCAAGATTACTACAACTTATTGAAGTTGATACAAAAACAAGAGCGAGAAAGGCTAAGATGTCACCGGTTAGTAACTCAACAAATGTGGACTTCCAATTTGGTACGGGTGATACTGAAGTAACTCAAACATTTAACTACACTGCCAATGTTTTTGTGTCGGGTAAAGATAATGTCGATACTTGGTCAGTATACATCAATAATGATTATTATGGTGATGATGTTACTGAAATCCAAATTAATACCCACGATGTATTAAGGATTGAAATCACCAAAGACACTGCAGGTCAGACGGCAACTTTGTTTACCACCGCAACTCTACTTTAATCTTCTCCGTATATATCTTTCTTAGGTGAACAGTTTTTTATTATCAACTGTTCTAAAAAGGCGTACATCTTTAACCCGTTTTTATCACAATGGTTTTTAAGTATTGTGTGGGTTTGTTTTGATATTTTTAAGTTCTTGATTTCTTTCATAAAAAATAAGGCAGAAAAAAGGTAGATTTTTTTCTCACTACTTAATAAATATACTACCAGAGTAAATGTTCTTTTAAATTTTTTGAAATATTTATACATAAAATAAATTCCGAAACTAATAAAAAACAATGGCAACATCTAACAAAGTCTTCGTTTCTCCCGGTGTATACACATCAGAAAGAGATTTAAGTTTTGTAGCACAAAGTGTTGGTGTAACAACTTTGGGTATCGTTGGTGAGACTTTAACAGGTCCCGCATTCGAACCTATCTTCGTAGCAAACTACGATGAATTTACAGCACTATTTGGTGGTACAAACCCAACTAAATTCGTAAACACTCAAATTCCACAGTACGAGGCAGCATACATCGCCAAAGCGTATCTATCACAATCTAATCAGTTATTTGTGACAAGAGTTTTAGGTCTATCAGGTTATGACGCAGGACCATCTTGGTCAATCACAATGCAAGCTAACTTGGACCCTACAACTGTGTCAGCGTCTACTCAATCAACATGGTCTGTTTCATTTACAGGTTCTACAGGTGGAACTGTAACATTTGGAGCATTCCCATCACCAATTAGTACTTACATCGGTGACACAGTAACACTATTCAATGGAAGTTCAACTACCATGTCAGGACAATTGGCATCGTTTATTGTTTCTGCATGTACAACTAACTCATTAAGTGCCTCTACTATGGGTCAATGGGGTATCATGTCAGCATCAACATTTAACTCTTATACCGGTGCGGGTTACACAGGTGTTACTAATTTCTTAGGTACTTCAGGAACGACAACTGCAAATGCAGATTACACCGCAAGTACAATGGATACTTGGTACTACGCAGCTTTTGACCCACAATCAGGTAATAACTACGATGGTATATCATTCAACTCAGTTATAGGTTCCAATTTTGGACCTACAGCAACACCTGGTTCATTCTCAGGTACAGTTTCGGGAACAGTATTAAACTTTGTTGCTACAGCATACACAGATTATAACAATGTTGTAATCGCAACACTTCGTTCAAGAGGATTAAACTCAGACTCAAGTGGAGGCCCTGTATACACAGTATCAGGTATGTCACAAGTTATTATGGACACTACTACAGGTTCTTACTCTGACGTGTTAGAAAACCCATACGCATCATTTGCAATCTCAGGTGTAACAAACGAAGGTCAAAACTTCAACTTTGAAACATCATTCTCGACTTCAGACCCAGATTATATTTCTAAAGTATTTGGTATGACCAATTTTGGTAAACCAAGAACTGAGGTTCCTTTATTCTTAGAAGAAACTTTTTACAACTTGATGAATTGGAGTTACAGAAAAGGTTATGTTAGAGGATTAAACTCAACATTAATTTCTTTACCATCAGCAAGAGAAGATAATGGAACTAACTCATCAATTGGTTGGTACTTGGAACAATACCAAACACCGGCAACACCATTTGTGGTGTCTGAACTTCGTGGTAATACAGTTTATAGACTTTTCAGATTCGTGTTAATTTCTGATGGTAACTCAGCTAACCAATTAGTTAAAATGTCAATTGCAAACATGTCATTTAATAACATGACATTTGATATTATTGTTAGAGACTTCTACGATACAGATGCAAATCCAATCGTTCTTGAAAAATTCACTAACTGTACTATGGACCCAGGTTCTAACAGTTTCGTAGCTAAGAAAATTGGTACATCTAATGGTGAGTTTGAATTAAAATCAACTTTTATTATGGTTGAAATGGATGAAGATGCACCAATTGATTCACTACCTTGTGGTTTTGAAGGATTTAACTTCAGAGAATATCAAGGAGCAAATTCACCATTTGTAATCTTTAAAACAGAATACAACTATCCAGGTCAACAAATTTGGAACCCACCATTCGGTACTTCAACAGGTACAGATAACACAACACTATCTTCAGGTGATAACGTAAGAAAAACATACTTGGGTATTTCAAATACTGTGGGTATTGATTATGACTTTTTCCAATACAAAGGAAAACAAAATCCAACTAACTTATGTTGTGCTACCGATAGTGCACCTTGGAATTACATCACACCTGGTTTCCACATGGACTCAGGAGCAACTGCGGTTACAATTGCTAACATTTACGTTACTTCAGGTCAAACAGCATTTGAGTGTGGTTCAGCATCATTCCAATCTGACCCAACAAATCAATCTAATCCATACTACAGAACTTTTGCAAGAAAATTCTCGTTAGTGGCTCAAGGTGGTTTTGATGGATGGGACATTTATAGAGAATATAGAAGTAACACTGACACATTTATGTTGGGTCAACCAGGTTACTTAAAAGGTGCATCACCATTACAATCGGCATCATATCCAAACGCAACAGGTTGGGGAGCATTTAAGCAGATTACAATTGGTGATAATACACAAGATTACGGTAACACTGACTACTACGCATACTTAGTTGGTCAACAAACATTTGCAAACCCTGAAGCGGTTAACATTAACGTGTTTGTAACACCAGGTATTGATTATGTTAATAACTCAAACTTGGTTGAACAAGCTATTGATATGATTGAATCAGACAGAGCAGATTCACTATACGTCTGTACTACTCCTGACTACGACATGTACGCACCAACTACATCTAACTTCCAAGCAGATTTTATCTATCCACAAGAAGCGGTTGATAACTTAGAAGAAAGTAATATTGATTCTAACTACACAGCAACTTACTACCCTTGGATTTTGGTTAGAGACGGTGTAAATAACACTCAAGTATACATTCCACCAACTTCTGAAGTTGTAAGAAACTTAGCATTGACTGATAACATTGCATTCCCATGGTTCGCAACTGCGGGTTACACAAGAGGTTTAGTAAATGCGGTTAAAGCTCGTGTGAAACTAACACAAGAAGCTCGTGATACTTTGTATGAAGGTAGAATTAACCCAATTGCAACTTTCTCAGATGTAGGAACAGTAATTTGGGGTAACAAAACTCTACAAATTAGACAGTCAGCACTTGACAGAATCAACGTAAGAAGATTGTTATTACAATCACGTAAATTGATTTCAGCGGTGGCTGTGAGATTGTTGTTTGAACAAAATGACGAACAAGTAAGACAAGACTTCTTGGATTCTGTAAACCCAATTTTGGATTCAATCAGAAGAGATAGAGGTTTATATGATTTCCGAGTAACAGTTTCTTCAGATGTGGCTGATTTAGATAGAAATCAAATGACAGGTAAAATTTATATTAAACCTACAAGATCCTTAGAATTTATAGATATTACCTTCTATATTACTCCAACAGGAGCATCATTTGAGGATATTTAATCAAAAAAATGAAAAAAAATAGGAAAAGGGAGACAAGTTCTCCCTTTTTTTATTACCTTTGTATTTATAAATGTAAATAAAATATGGAACATAAACAACTAGTTAGAGAAATTATTAGTGAAATTGTTAACAACAATTCAACT